GAAAACAAAACAACACAAACACACTCTACTCAGTAGTAACCATATAAGGACAATAACCGTTTAACAACACTATCGTCCCATATGGCAAAAGTTAGAGCGTCGTTGGAAAGGATTAGAGACCCATCAGTCCAAACTGCACTCTCGGAGGCAGCTTACACTCATGTCCGTCCTGTCCTAAAAGAAGCCTTGGTCAATTGCCCTTATGCACTGACCGACGCGGAAGCAGATTGTTTAGAAAATTTTGGTATTACAATAAACCCATACGCCACTCAAACCCACACTCACGCAGCTTGTAAAGCAATAGAGAATAGAATGTTAGAGATAGTAGGCAAGCACTTGCCCAAAGAGAAAGTTACCATGCTCTTCCTAAAGAAAAGTAAATTAAGGTATCTGCGCAGAGCCGCTGCCCTAAATGACGTTTTCATTAACAAAGACATGGAACCAAAAGACCTCTTTAGGTATGATAGAGATACAATAAGAAATAGTCTTCAAAATGTAGACACTAGTTTAGCTTACATGTCTGACACACTACATTTCATGAACTTTAACTCAGTAGCTCAGCTCTTTGTGGATTCTCCAAAATTGACCACTTTATTGGCAACAGTAGTGTTACCAGTAGAAGCGCTACATCGCAGATCGTCTCTATATCCAGCGTTATATTCAATCAACTACCACCCACAAGGGTTTGAATATATTCCTGGGAACCATGGAGGAGGGGCTTACTTTCACCCATATGACACCTTAGATTGGCTGAAAGTCCGCAAGATCCTTGCAAAAGACTTTTATCATCTTGATGAGAAATTTACTTTAACATTCCAGATGGTAGAAAGCATCGGGGCCAATCACCTCTTCATCATTCACAAAGCCGACATGATAACTCCCGGCATGAGAACATTCTGCAGAGACTCTCTGGTGACTTTACCAAAAATCTTTTGCCCTGATTCGATGAACGCTAACAGACCTTTATCGAAAACCAAAGCTATGCAATTGATGTTGTATTGCAAATCTGTTAAGCAAGTTACGGAGAGAGACATCTATGCTAAATTCCGACAAATTATTCCTACCATAGAGTTGGAACTGTATGAACCAGACGAGATAATTCACCTTTGCAACTATCTCAACTTCATGACTCAACTCAGTTCTATAACCTCCTACGAAGATTTGTTGGGTAACAGTTTATGGCGTAGACTCACTCAGCCAATCAAGGCTCAGGTTAAAAAATTTTTGGACTTCTTCCGCGGTCAAGATGATTTCACCAAATTGCTCGGCGTACTAAAATGGGAAGCTTTTAGCTACTCCCTGTGTCCCTCCGATTTTCACGCCACTTTCATCAGCAAATCTGCTCAAGATTTTGCGACATCACAAGAAGTCCCCATTGACGAAGCTGTTGAGACAATACGACATTGTCGCAATAATCCCAACTTTGTCAGTCTGGATGATTTTGAAGTGTCGAGTCTACCAGATTTTTTATCTCCCCCAGCCCAAATGGAGGACTTTTCTACAGATGAAAGTGTGGATGACACACCGACGTGCCCGACAACCAACCTTCCTAACCAGGACGTTCCGGAAGAACATCAAGTGGTGATCCACAACAGCGATTGGCAGGTAGACACAATATTGCCTATCATACGCAACCTACCATACACACAACTGAAGGGTCGAAAATGTTACTTTTTGACCACCTCACCCGACATAGATTATGGGCACGACTCTGTTAGCTACCAAGCTTGTCCTTGGGATGAAGTTCTTAGTGACATCTTGCTAACTACAGGACAAAGAGCAAATGCATGCCTCATCCAGGTTTACGAGCAAGATGCCAAAATACCATTACACAGAGATGATGAGAAAGTTTACGCAGGGCATCCCATTCTAACTATGAACTTTGGCCAGGCATCTTTCTCGTTTTCCAATGGAGAAACTTTTGAACTAACAGACGGTCAGTGGTTCGTCATGAGTGGCAAGTACTTGACACAGTATAAACATGCAGCTTTTGCTAAGTCTGTCGGAAGGATATCCCTGACCTTCCGAACACATGTTAAGACACTGGCAGGCCACCCCATTTCGAGTCGTAGCCTTGAACCTACGCTGAATGACGTAGTTGAACCGGAAGAGGCTACTAAGAACGATGTCTCAGATGCTCCTGAAGTGCCAAAATCTTTTAGAAATCCACTGAGTTCACAAGCATCGGAGCCAATCCCGTCAACCACTGACTCACTTCCCTGGAATGCTTGGAAGCCTTTACTCAAGGAACATGGCTTCGAAGGCGATCAACAGCAGCTGGACTCATCTGGGTTCATGATTTTGCCCATTACGGACATCAAGAAAGTGCCACATGTACCCTACCCCAGTGAAGTGCCAGAAGCTTTACAGAAAGCTTTGATAGCCATCAAACGCTACCCCGTGGCTATAACTCTAGACCACAAGAGAGCGGGTTCTTATGCTTCTGACATCAAGAATAGCCGGACAGGGAAACTGTTAGCACAAAAAGATGATAAATGGAAAGCAGCATTTGCTTACAAGATGCAGCACGAAGACCATGTGGTGGTCGGTACAGTCATACACGGTTGTGGAGGATCAGGGAAATCTCATACCCTACAAAACTGGATGAGGACTTTGAAGGCAGACCAGAGTGATGTAACTGTAGTCACACCAACCATTTTGTTACGAAATGATTGGAGCACTAAGTTACCCATCTTGCCAGCAGAAACCTTCAAAACTTTTGAGAAAGCCATTGTGCAGCCATGTAACCCAGTAGTCATCTTCGATGATTACACGAAGCTTCCGCCTGGCATCATTGAAGCACTTGTGATGCACCATCGTAATGTGAGCTTCATTATTCTAACTGGAGACAGTAGGCAGTCTGTGTACCATGAAATGAATCCTGAGGCTTACATCTCCGCTTTACCAGAAGCTGTTGAAGTTTTTGAGCCTTATTGCGAATTCTACGTCAATGCCTCACACAGGAATGTAAAACAGCTGGCTAATAAATTAGGCGTATATTCGGAGAGAGAAGGCAAATTGAAAGTCAATTTCGCCTCCCATCATTTGAAAGCTTCCAGAACCCCTATTTTGGTGCCATCTACTATGAAAAGGAACGCCATGGCTGACATGGGCCACCACAGCATGACCTATGCAGGCTGCCAAGGCCTGACTGCCCCAAAAGTGCAAATCCTCTTAGACAACCACACCCAATTTTGTTCCGACAGGGTGTTGTATACCTGCCTTTCCCGAGCTGTGGACACAATTCATTTCATTAACACAGGTCCCACCACTGGGGATTATTGGACTAAGCTGGAAAGTACTCCATACCTGAAAGCTTTCATCGACACGTACAGGGACGAGAAAACGGAATTGTACAACAGCTCACCTGCCGATGATAGCCCAACTGAACCAGAGGCTCCGAAAACTCACTTCCCAGTTGCCCCAAAACCACTTTTGGAACCTCTGGTGGCTGAACTAGCTGATAAAGAGAGTAGAGAAATTTTTTCTCGCAGCACAGGGTATTCAAACACCATTCAAACTAACGACCCCGTGGTGCAGCTTTTCCAACATCAACAGGCGAAAGACGAGACATTGTATTGGGCAACTATTGAAGCCCGACTCTCTATCTCTACCCCCGAGGAGAACCTTAGAGAGTTCAAAATGAAAGCTGATGTTGGGGATATTCTCTTCATGAATTATGCCAAGCTAATGCAACTACCAGCAGAACCCGTACCATTCGAAGAAAGGCTTTGGGAGATCTCAGCGGCAGAGGTGCGCAATACCTATCTGAGTAAGCCAATAGGAAATTTGGTGAATGCAGCTACTAGGCAGAGCCCAGATTTCCCTGCGAACAAAATTGCGCTCTTCCTCAAATCCCAGTGGGTCAAGAAGGTTGAAAAGCTGGGTGCTATAAAAGTCAAACCTGGCCAGACCATTGCCTCCTTTCATGCAAGAAACGGTGATGTTGTACGGTACGATGCAAGATACATACGCAAGATGAGGGCCCGGTTTCAGCCCGATAATATCTTTATTAACTGTGAAGCTACGCCCGAAGATCTAAACAAATTTGTTAAGACCAAGTGGCACTTCAACAGACCTGCCCACACAAATGATTTCACAGCGTTTGACCAATCTCAAGATGGCGCTATGCTACAATTTGAAGTTATGAAAGCCAAGTTCTTCAATATACCAGCAGACATTATTGAAGGATACATATACATAAAGCTAAACGCTGTGATTTTCCTTGGCACTTTGGGCATCATGAGGCTTTCAGGGGAGGGACCCACTTTCGATGCCAACACTGAATGTTCCATTGCATATAATGCCACCAGATTTCATATTGAAGATGACACAGCACAAGTGTATGCAGGAGACGATATGGCCTTAGATAGAATCAGCACAGAAAAGAGCAGTTTTGCAAAGCTGGCACATCAACTCAAATTGACGTCCAAACCTCAATTTCCAAGACAGGTCCGTGGGGATTATGCAGAGTTTTGTGGTTGGGTGTTGACTCCAGCTGGGATTTTGAAGCATTCTCTTAAAATGCAGGCCTCGATCCAACTCCAAAAGAAGATCAACAACATAGCACAGAGTGCTAGGTCTTATGCTTTGGATCTGCGATATGCCTATCAAATGGGGATGAATTACAGGAGCACCTCACTGAAGAAGAAGCAGATTTCCACCAGCAGTCTATCAGAGACATGCATCTGTTGCACCAGGAGGACGTGTTGGTTAACGGCAGTGCTAGCCCACCCAGAGACACTGAGTTGCCTAAGCTATGCGGTTCCACGGCAACACAAAAACGCAACAATTTGAAGAAGAAGAAAAAGAGTAGGGTGGTGGACATACTTCCTCCCCCTACTAGCCGGGTTAAGTTACCCAGTGTTCGAAATGGAGTTAGATTATCTAATTAAATTGTTAGAATTTAATAATTTTCCACGCACAAACCTAGATTTCTCGTTACCCTTAGTAGTACACGGCGTTGCTGGCTGTGGCAAGTCAACAATAATTAGCAAATTAGCTAAAGCTTTCCCCACTCTAGTAGTCGCTTCCTTTACCCCACAAATCTTAGACGGTAATACAGGACGGAAACAAGTCGCTGTGGACGGCAGCCCGGTTGATATTTTAGACGAGTATCTAAGTGGTCCCACCCCTTCAGTGAGATTAGCGCTTTTCTGCGACCCACTTCAATATTCTTGCGAAAAGCCTCGGTTGCCTCACTTCATCTCGCTCACAACTCATCGGTTCTGCCCACTCACAGCGGACTTCCTGAATTCAAAATTTGGGTGTGAAATCATTTCACTCCGCCAAGACAGTTGTGAAATCGTTGAAGCAGACCCCTTCGCCACTGATCCTGAAGGTGTCGTTATTACTTTTGAACCCGAGGTTAAAAGCATCCTTGAAAGGCACCAGTGTTTTCCAACTGATATTAGCACACTTTGGGGCAAGAACTTAGAAACCGTTAGCGTGTACCTCAGCTCATTTGACACTTGTTTGGATTCTTTTAGAACAGATCTGTTCCTAAGCCTCACACGACACACTAAGAAGCTTCTTGTTTTTGACTTCAATGCCTGGCCTGACAGCTCCGACGAACTATGAGCAGGTTTACAAGATTTTAGCTATTGGTGTGCTCAGTTGCTTATCTATCTACGCACTTAGAGCAAGTCATCTGCCCCACGTTGGTGACAACCTCCATCATTTACCACACGGCGGAAATTACGTTGACGGCACTAAGAGAATCTCCTACTTTAAACCTCACACCTCACATGGTGCTAACTACAAGTGGAGTGCCGCCTGCGCCATCGGGTTTCTTTCACTTCTTATCTTCGCACAAACTCGATTTAATTCTCGTCCTGTCAGTACTTCTGTTCGTGTATGCGCTCATTGCACCTCCAACTCCAGTGTGCCAAGTGATAATCACCGGTGAATCTGTCAAAGTTCTAAACTGTCCTGCACCCGATAAGATTATAGCTAGTATTCAACTCGCCCCTTGGAACGGGGTTAAGTTTCCTATTTTATAGGTTTGAAAATAAATTAAGTATCGTTATATATTGTTGATATTGAATAACCACTCCATGTCGAACTCTGGTTCAGCCGCTGCCGCTCCATCTCAACCTTCTGCTGCCAAGAAACCCGCTGAGAACATCCCTTCCCAAGAACCACAACCCGCGGACCCTGCTGATCCCACTAGGGCTCCTACTCTTGAGGATCTCAAAGCTATCAATTATGTGTCAACAACCACAGCCGTGGCAACCCCAGCAGAAATCAAACTACTGGGCGATCTGTTTCGGAAAAAGGGTATTGATGCCAATGCTGTGGCTCCTGCTATGTGGGATCTCGCTCGTGCTTATGCGGATGTCCAAGCTAGTCGCTCAGCTATTCTGTCTGGTAGCACACCCTCCAATCCGTCCATAACACGCACAGCCTTGGCTAAACAATTGTACTCAATTGACCTCACTCCACGGCAATTTTGTATGTACTTTGCCAAGATTGTCTGGAACATGATGCTTGCCACTCACACTCCACCTGCCAATTGGGCTAAGCAGGGTCTCCCTGAGGATTGCAAATATGCAGGCTTTGATTTCTTTGAGGGTGTCCTGTCCCCATCTGCTTTGGAGCCTGCTGATGGACTCATCCGCATGCCCAATCAGAAAGAAATTCAAGCCCACTCTACAGCCAAATATGGATCACTAGCACGTCAGCGCATCCAGAATGGAAACTACGTTTCCAACTTGGCCGAGGTAACTCATGGTCGTGCCGGAGGAGTCAATGCAATGTATGCCATTGAAGCCCCCCCAGAATTCTGAACGTTAGCAAACTTAAATTAACGTGTGGTTTATATAGTTTTATTTCCACTTATGCTAATAAAGTATAATT